CATATTCCGCCCGTTCCTTCAGTTCTTCTACCAGCTCCAGGGCGTAGGCATTGACGCCCTTATCCCATGCGCTGCGATCCTTCCGGGCTTCCAGCTCGGCGGTGATTTTATCATAGATTGCCATTTTTATTTCCTCCTTGTAATTCTGTGGAGGCCGTGCTATAATAGCGGTGCCTCCTTGTGTGGTGCGCTCCCGGTTTGCTTTCCTACGGCCTCCGGGGGCGCTTTTTTTGCTTACGGTGACATAATACTATGAATTGTCGTAAATGTCAATAGTGAAATCAAGATTTATCGTAAAAAATATGTGTTTGTCCGTTTGCGCGGTGTTCACGATGCCCGGTGGGGCTGTACCGGGGGCGGGGGAAATGGAACGCGCAGCCAGGGCGGGGTTAGCAGCTCAAATACTCGCAAAAATAAAAAGACCTTCTCGGCCTCGAACATCGAAAAATCGCGCGAAAAATAAAAAGACAATTTTGCAATTACGATATTGACAACATGCCGTAATTATGATATTGTGTTATCGTAAATGAAACGCACGGAGGACTTTTTGATGAAGAACGTAATCGCTTATGTCCGAGTGAGCACGGATGCTCAAGCGATGGATGATAAGTTTGGTATAGAGTCGCAGAAAGAGATTATTGCTGATTATTGTGATAAGCATGATATGTCCATAATGAATTGGTATGTTGATCGCGGTGAAAGCGGCGTTAAGGAAAATAGGCCGCAGCTAGACTCGATTCTGTATGGTGAGATCAAAAATCCTCCTGTTGAAGCTGTTGTTGTTGCCAAGTCTGATCGTATGGCGAGAGATATTAAATTATATTATTATTTCATGATGCTACTGGAAAAGCGCGGAATGAAGCTTATCAGCGCTACAGAGGAAGTTGTCAATGATGATACCGGGCTTGGTAATGTTTATAAGGCACTGATGCTGTTTGTAGCAGAGCAGGAGCGTAACAATATAACGAAACGTACCAGTGGCGGCAGAGCGGTAAAGTCTGCAAACGGAGGTTATAGCGGCGGGAGAACGCCGTTTGGCTATAAGGCCGAAAATCATCAGATGGTTATTGTGCCGGAGGAAGCTGAGGTCGTCCGTGAAATTTTCAAATTGAAAGACGGAGATGGCATGACCTATCAAGCTGTTGTCGACAGATTGAATGCAGAGGGGAAGTTAAACAGAAGCGGAAAGCCGTTTGTTATCAGCACCGTTCAGACGATTTATGAAAATAAGAATGTATATATGGGGCTGTACCGTTACGGTAAACGCTCGAACAAGGATGCCGAATGGGTGCAAGGTCAGCACGAAGCAATCTTAAAGGATGAATAAGCAATGAAATATTTTTTCAATCTCATCGGTTATATACTGGTAATAATATGTATCGCACTGCTGTTAGCGTATGTGATACCGAGAATTTTATAAAGTAGGCTCTTGCAAGGGCAAGGGTGACAGCTAAGGGGCTATCTCGAAAGGGGTAGCCTCTTTTCGCTTAGTGGAGGTGTTTATGAAATTAATTCGTAAGGTCGATATTTTGGGCTCGAAGTACGCTGTTTATCGGGTGAGATCGGGCGAAAATGAATATATGGAAAGGATGCATTACGGCGGGTTATGCTGTGCCGGTGATCGTAAGATTTACATTCTTGATTTGGCTACGGTTGAGGATTGGAAAGACGAAAGGGAGGAAGTGCGTAAGAGCTCGGAGGCTTGCACTTTGCGTCATGAGATAATCCATGCATTCTTAAACGAAAGTGGCTTACAGTGGAATGCTGCTGCGTCAGATCAATCATGGGCTAAGAACGAAGAAATGGTTGATCGGATAGCTATTCAATTCCCGAAGATATTTAAAGTGTATCAAGAATTGGGGTGCTTAGAGTGAATTACAAAAAGCTTGCGAGCTCTATAAATGCTGCGATTGATAAGAAACCTGATGATAAGGGAGCTTACGGGGATCTTTTCTCGCTTTGCCGCGCATGGGAAGCTGAGGATTTTGCAGCGGCTCACGCTGCTAACAAGGCGCTAAAGGCAAAGTGCGCTGCGCAGCTGCGTGTGAGCGCAGATAAAGCGTCGTTTTATGAGCAGTGGCGTAAGTGCCTGCTGTTTGAAGCACCGCACGATTTTGACAGTTATTTGACGTATATGGAGCTTGACAGGCAAGCGGATAAGCGCTTTTATCAGCCGCGAAAGAAGCAGCTGAAACCTGTGGTTGACGCTTTACAGGCGCTTTGCGGTGACGATGAGCTCGACCTACTGGCCGTGAGCTTACCCCCTGGTGTCGGCAAGACCACGCTTGCAATCTTCCTGCTTACGTGGATAGCCGGGCGCGATCCGAATCATCCGAACCTTACCGGCAGTCACTCCAACTCGTTTGTACGCGGCGTGTATGATGAGTGCTTGAGGCTGTTCGACGCGCAGGGCGAATATCTTTGGCATGACGTATTTCCCGCCGTTCAGGTCAGCAGCACAAACGCTAAGGATTGCCGCATCGATCTTGATAAGTGTCAGCGTTTTGAGACGCTGGAGTTTACCTCTATAGGCACAGGAAACGCCGGTTTGTACCGCGCTGCAAATTTGCTTTACTGTGATGACTTGGTGTCGGGTATTGAAGTCGCACTCTCTAAGGAGCGGCTTGACAAGCTGTGGGAGACGTATACCACTGACTTGCGGCAGCGTAAGATCGGCGATAAATGCAAAGAGCTTCATATCGCTACTCGGTGGAGCGTACATGATGTTATAGGCCGCTTGGAACGGGAGTATGAGAATAACCCACGTGCGAAATTCATTCGCTTTCCCGCTATGAATGAGAACGACGAGAGCAATTTTGATTACGATTACGGCGTAGGGTTTACTACAAAGTTTTATCGTGAGCAGCGGGACATTATGGACTCTGTCAGCTGGAAAGCGCTGTACATGAACCAGCCGATAGAGAGGGAAGGACTTATTTATCATCCTGATGAGCTGCGGCGTTTCTTTGAACTGCCCACGCAGGAGCCGGACGCTGTTATCGGCGTATGTGATACTAAGGATAAAGGCGCTGACTATGCGTTTTTGCCTGTTGGCTATGTGTATGGGCAGGATTATTATATCGGCGATTGTATCTGCGATAACGGTTTGCCTGGCACTGTAGATATTCGCCTCGCGGATATTCTTGTGCGAGACAAGGTCAATATGTGCCGTTTTGAAAGCAACTCGGCTGGTCGACGTGTGGCGGAGAAAATTCAAGGCGAAGTCAAGAGGCTTGGCGGTATCACTAATATTACAACGAAGTATACGACGGCGAATAAAGAAACAAAGATCATCGTTAATTCGGCATGGGTCAAAGAGCATTGCTTGTTCTTGGACGAAAGCAAATATAAGCGAAACTCGGATTACGGGCGCATGATGGATATGCTTTGCTCGTACACCGTAGCTGGTAAAAACAAGCACGACGATGTACCTGACGGAATGGCTATGTTTGCGGAATTCGCTCAGAGCTTAAGCGGCGCTAAAGTAGAAGTGTTTAAGCGGCCTTGTTAATGCGCGAAATGACAAATAATAGAAATAATTCAAAGTATGATAGTTTTGCTTGACACAGAATTAAATATATAATAATGTAGGAATTAGTAAAGGAGGTGTCACAAATAGCGGGACGTATGTTGTTTGGGCGGCGTGTTATATACACGGATGTCGCTGATATCAACGCAAAAAATATAGTTGATGTTCTTAAAAAAGCACTATTTGTGCACCTACAGAATAGCGCGGATATTGACTATCTTTATCGCTATTATTGCGGAGATCAGCCGATTATTCATAGGGTCAAGGACGTAAGGCCAGAGATTTGTAACAAGATCGTGGAGAATCGAGCTAATGAGATCGTGTCGTTTAAGGTCGGCTATCTTATGGGCGAGCCCGTGCAGTATGTCAGCCGCGGCGATGATGAGAGCATTGCGTCTAAGGTATTGAAGCTTAATAGCTATGTGATATCAGAGGACAAGGCCGCTAAAGACAAAGAGCTTGCGGACTGGTTTCACATTTGCGGCACATCGTATCGGATGATTTTGCCCGACGCGAATGCGAACATAGAGGAAGATGAGGCGCCATTTGAGATATTTACACTTGACCCGCGTTTTGCTTTTGTGGTCTATTCAAGTGAGCTTGGCAATCCAGCGCTGTTGGGCGTAAAGTATATACTTCGTGAGGACGGAACGCTTGTTTATTCTTGTTACACGCGAGATCATTATTATGAGATAGAGAATCTGTCCACTATCACGCGCAACGAAGATCAGATACTCGGTATTCCGATCATTGAATACCCCGCAAACGCTGCAAGGCTTGGCGCTTTTGAAATTGTGTTGCCGCTTTTGGATGCTATAAATACGACCGAAAGCAACCGTATTGACGGCATTGAGCAGTTTGTTCAGGCGCTTATGCTTTTCCACAATGTTGATATTTCAAGTGACGATTTTTCAAAGCTGCGTAACGAGGGTGCGATCAAATTCAAGGACATTGATCCTCAGTTCAAAGCAGAGATTGATTATCTTACTTCCGAGATGAACCAAACGCAAACTCAGACGCTCGTTGACAGCATGTACAACACTGTGCTGACGATTTGCGGCATGCCGAACAGGAACGGCGGTTCTTCGACTTCGGACACCGGCTCAGCTGTTATTATGCGTGACGGCTGGTCATCCGCTGAGGCGAGAGCCAAAGACACGGAGCTTGTGTTTAAAAAAGCAGAGAAAGAGTTTCTTAAGCTGCTGCTGCACATTTGCCGCGATCTGAGCGATTTGAGTCTGAAGCTTTCAAACCTCGAAATCCGCTTTACAAGGCGAAATTACGAGAACATTACCGAAAAAGCGAACGTATTGACTATGATGCTCGCTAATCCTAAAATCGCGCCTGTGCTGGCATTTACACACTGCGGTCTGTTTAGTGATCCGCAGCTTGCATACAGAATGAGCGTGGAGTACATGGAAGAGCAGCAGAGAAAGGCTGCGGAGGTAATAGCTAATGGAGATAAAACCGAGAACGGTAATGCAGTTAACGCCGGAGATGATAACGGCGATAGAGCAGGCACTGAGCCAACGCAGCAGAATTGAAATCGGCGTAAAGAACAATAAAATTTGCGTTTGGGAAATCAAAAGCAAAACTAAATACGAACAGCCTATTACATAGGGTATTAGGAACAGCCAATTAGGGGCTATCGATATCGAAAAGATGTCGGTAGTCCTTTTTTTGTTATTCTCTTTTTCCTTCCTGTTGCCCCTGAGCTCTGCGGAGTGTTCATGAAAGCTCACCGTTGCGCGCGGTATGAGAAAGGCAGCAACAAAAAGTATTCAATCGCCGAGAGGCGTTAGTTGTCAGAGAAGACGTTAAAACGCGAAGGGGAGATAACCCTACCAAAAACAGAAAACACAGTCAGAGAAGACTAAAAAACGCAGGAGGTAATCATCATGGCAAAAATCGATGTAAGCAAAATCGACGGTTATGAGAATATGACTGCCGAGCAGAAAATTTCCGCATTAGAAGCTTATAACTCGCCTGAACCTGACTATACGGGCTGGGTAAAGAAAGACCTGTATGACAAAGCTGCTTCTGAAGCTTCTTCATGGAAGAAAAAGCACAATGAGCTTCTTTCTGAAGACGAACGCAAAAAGCAGGAGCAGGCTGACAGCATCGCGCAGATGCAGAAAGAGCTTGACGAGCTGCGCGAGGGCAAAAAGGTTTCTGAGTATAAAGCTAAGTTTATTGCTCAGGGCTATGACGAAGCACTTGCAGAGGAAACCGCTAAGGCAATGGCAGAGGGCAACAGCGAAAAGGTTTTTGCTAATAATCAGAAGTTTCTTGATGATTACGCGAAAAGAGTTAAAGCAGATGCTCTTAAAAAGACTCCGAGACCTGCACCTGGCCAGGGCGGTAACGAGTCTGTAAATTACGACGAAAAGATTTCAAACGCGCAGAAAGCCGGAGATTTCACGGCGGCTGCGTATTACACGCGCCTTAAAGCTCAGGCAGAGGCGCAAATTCAGAATGAATAAAGGAGAAAACCAATTATGGCAGATACTTTTGCTACAAGTTTTGGGGTACTTAACTACTCCGGAATGCTTTTTAATAAGGGCAACACCCGAACTCCGCTGTCTTCGATTATAGGCGGCAGAGCAAAGACGACCAATCACGTTGAGTTTGTTACCGGTCAGGAGTTCACTTCCGGCGGCGGCGCTCAGCCTGCTATCAGTGAGACCGCGTCGCTTACTGCGCCTGACGCAACCGTAGTAACTCGTGAGCAGAAAACGAACGTTACTCAGATCTTTCAGGAAAGCGTAGGCATCTCTTATGCAAAGCAGTCGAACATGGGCACTCTGAGCGGCATCAATATTGCCAACCAGCAGGCTAACCCCATGAACGAGCTCGATTTTCAGGTTGCTGCGAAGATGATGAAGATCAATGCCGATATCGAGTATACCTTCATCAATGGCGTATATAGCAAGGCTACCGATGACAGCAAGGTCAACAAGACCCGTGGTCTCGTTCCTGCTATTACTACCAACACCAAGGCAATGGCATCCAAGCCTCTCGGCCTGTGGGATATCGCAGATATGGTCAAGAAAATCTATGGTCAGAATGCACCCACTACCGGCCTGTGCTTGTGGTGCGACGCAACTACCATGTTCCAGATCAACGCTGATGCGGTACAGAACGGCCTGTCGGTAGTTCCTGCGTCTCGTGAGATCAACGGTATCGCGCTGTCGAGCGTCGTTACCCCGATAGGCGTTGTTTACCTGTACCTCGGTGAATACCTGCCCAGCGGCACTGCGCTGCTGCTGAACCTCGACGTTCTTGCCCCTGTGTTCCAGCCCGTTCCCGGCAAGGGCAACTTCTTCCTTGAAGAGCTTGCTAAGACCGGCGCGGGTCAGAAATATCAGCTCTTTGGTCAGATCGGCCTCGATCATGGCCCCGAGTGGTATCACGGCAAGTTTACCGGCATTTCGACCTCGTTTACCGCACCTACTTACAGCCGCAGCGTATTTGTTGCGAATGCAGCTGATTTCAAAGCCACTGGCTCTACCGGTGGCTGATAAAAACGTTTAAACGAAAGGGGTGGACAGTATGACGGAAACTGAAAAACTGGCAATGGTTAAAGCTATGACCGGCGAGACGGATGAAAGCGTTCTGTCCACTTACCTTAAAATCGCCGGGGATAAGGTTTGCAGGAAAGCATATCCCTTTACGTTTGCTACGCAGAATATGCCTGAGCGCTATGAGTATGTTCAGGTCGAGATCGCAGTTTATCTAATCAACAAACGCGGTGCAGAAGGGGAGACGGCACATAGTGAAAATGGAATATCGCGCACTTATGACAATGCCGATATCCCTTCTGCGCTGTTGAGAGATGTTGTGCCTTTTGCGTCCACCCTTGGAGGTGACGCATGAAGATATTAGAGCGAAACAAAGTGGCGCTTTGGTATCAGCTTTATGACCGCAAGGAAATTGTTGAGGATGAATACGGCAACGAAACCGGCGGCTCAAGGTTGATTTACAAACCCGCCGTTAAGTTAAGAGTTAATGTTTCGTCGGCTACAGGCACGGCACAGATAGAACAGTTCGGCAATTTCGCGGGTTATGACAAGGTGATCGTTACCGACGACCTGACTTGTCCGATTGACGAAAACTCGGTTTTGTTTGTTGACAAACTGCCTGAATACAGTGAGGACGGCACTCCACTTTATGACTACGTTGTAAAGCGCGTTGCAAAATCGCTTAATGCTATTGCGTATGCAATTCAAAAGGTGAATGTGTCGTGAAAAAGGTTGTTGTACCGCTGTCTAATGCCGGTATTGCGGAGCTGATAAAAAGCGTGAACGAATACAACGTATGGCTCAAAGAGCGCTCAAACGAGTTTCTGAGGCGTTTGGCGAAAATGGGTTACAACGCGGCGAGCGCTAAGTTCGGCACTGCGATCTATGACGGCACGAATGATGTTGTGGTGAAGATCGAAGAACGAGGCAGAAACACTATGGCAATAGTCGCTACGGGCACGGCAACGCTGTTTATAGAGTTCGGTACAGGCGTTACTTATCCCGACAATCATCCGCAAGCGGGTGAGCTGGGTATGGCTCGCGGCGAGTACGGTGATGGTCACGGCAAGCAATCATCATGGGGCTATTACGGTGAACCCGGCTCTAACGGTATCGTCAGAGAAAAGCCCGACGGCAGCACCGTTGTTATTACGCAAGGCAATCCGGCAAATATGCCGATGTATGAAACGGTAAAGGAATTGGAAGCAAGCTTAACTGCTTTGGCAAAGGAAGTGTTTAAATGATCGACATTGAAAATCAGATATACACGCCGATAGCCAAAGCGCTTAGAAACAAATTCTCCGGCATTATCGTAAGCGGTGAATATATAAACGCTCCACCTGATTTTCCTTATGTGAGCATTGTCGAGCAGGACAATTACACGACACAGGCGCACATGGACAGCGGTAGTGTTGAGTTTTCGACGCTGATGTATGAGGTGAACGTTTATTCCAACAAAAGCGTTGGCAAAAAAGCGGCTTGCCGCGAGATCATAACGTTCATCGATAATTTGATGTATTCAAAGAATTTTAGGCGAATATCACTTTCGCCCGTTCCAAATATGGAAAATGCGACAATTTACCGGCTCGTTGCCCGATACAAGGCAGAAACGGACGGTACTAATCTTTATAGGAGGTAAATCATGGCGATAAGTACATACAAAGTCTTTCTGATGAAGAAAGGTGACACAGGCGATACCTGGTCGAAGCTTGTTGATATCAAAGAGTTCCCCGATCTTGGCGGCGAGCCCGAAATGCTCGAAACCACTACTCTGAGTGACAACATGCAGACCTATATTGCAGGCATTCAGTCTCTTGATGGCCTGTCGTTCTCTGCAAACTATGACATGACCACTTTCAAGACGCTCAAGGCTCTTGAAGGTAAGAAAGTCAGCTATGCAGTGTGGTTCGGCGGTACGGAGGTTTCCGGCACTGTTACCCCCGATGGCTCTAACGGTAAGTTTAGCTTTGACGGCGAGCTTTCTGTTTATCCCGTCGGTGGCGGCGTAAATGAAGTTGTGGGCATGACTATTACTATCGCGCCGTCTACACCTATTGCTTTTTCTGACACCTGATTACAAGCCAAATTGATAAGGAGGATTTATCATGGCAAAACAGCTTACTATTAACGATCCTGTTTCCGGCGTTACATATACACTGGAATTTACCCGAAAGACAATTGAGCTCATGGAGAAAAACGGCTTTGTAGCTGCTGACATGGAGCGTAAGCCTATGACGCTTCTTCCCGCACTTTTTGCGGGTGCGTTTCTTGCGCATCATCGTTTTGTTAAGCGTGATGTGATTGACGCAATTTATGCAAAGCTGAACCACAAGGACGAGCTTATAGGCGCACTTGTGGAGATGTACAACGAGCCGCTTATGGCGCTGCTTGACGAACCCGAGCAGGAGAACGATGAGGGAAACCTGAGCTGGAAGGCTGGCTGGTAAGCGGCCATTCTTCCGTAAACGTGGGGGGTGGAGGCGAACGAAGCCCCATCCCCCGTTTTGCTTACACAGATAAGTTTTATGAGCTTTTTCCGTATTACTTGTCTATAGGTATGACCTATGAGCAATATTGGGAGCAAGATTGCGATTTAGTTAAGTATTACCGCCGTGCAGCGCAGATAAAACAGGATTTGAAAAATCAAGATGCGTGGTTACAGGGAGCTTATTTTTATGAAGCATTGATTGACGTTGCTCCTATATTGCGAGCGTTTGCAAAGAAAGGCACTAAGCCTACGCCGTATGCAAATCAGCCTTATGAGCTGTTTAGCAGGAACGATGAAACGCGCAAGAAACAGGTGGTTGAAAAGAGGCAGGACGAAAAGGCAAAAGCGTTTATGCAGGCATTTATGATGTCAAATAACAAGAAATTTAAAGAAGAAGGTGGTGTAACGGATGGCTGATAATGTAGAAATTCAGGGCTTGGAGTTTGAAATAGTCAATGACAGCAAAGACACAGTCAAGGGCTTGGAAGCGCTGATCGATACACTCAAGGCATTGAAAACCGCTACATCAGGCGGCACGGGTGGACTTAGTAAGACTGCTGACAGCATTAGAAAATTAAACGATGCTTTAAAGGGTTTTAGTCAGTCGGATGCAGCAAGTAAGATTTCATCTCTGGCAGGTGCACTCAATGTGCTTAAGGGCGTTGGAAAGGTTACTATATCATCTTCTATTGCCAACCAGATAAAGGCGATAAACGATGCTTTAGCCGGTGTTAACGAAAGCACAAAAGATAAGCTTGTCGGCCTCGCAGACGGTCTCAGGCCGCTTTCTGAGCTCGGAAAATCGAAACTGACTACATTTATTAATCAAATAAAAAAGCTCCCCGAAGTCGTCGGAGAGCTTGAAAAAGTTGATCTTGATAAATTCACGCGGCAAATGTCGGAGCTGGCTGCGGCTATGAAGCCACTGGCTGATGAGATGCAAAAGGTATCTAACGGTTTCTCGGCATTTCCATCGAAAATTCAAAAACTTATCTCGTCCAGTGAAAAGGGCAAGAAAAGTGTTGGCAAATTCGGCAAAGCGGCAGGACTTCTCAAATTGGGCGGCGTTGCTTTATCGCTGCGTACGGTGTCGAATTTGATAAGCTCGGCTATTACAGAGTCGAATAAATATCAGGAAGACTTAAACCTCTTCACTGCATCAATGGGCAAATATGCCGAACAAGCGAAGAAATACGCCGAGACTGTATCTGAGGTCATGGGTATTGACCCTGCCGAGTGGATGCGCAATCAGGGTATATTTAACACGCTCTTAGAGGGCTTTGGTTCTGTTTCAGATCGAGCATACACGATGAGCAAGAACCTGACGCAATTAGGCTATGATATAAGTTCGTTCTTTAATATAAGCGTTGAAGATGCAATGTTAAAATTGCAGTCCGGCATTTCCGGCGAGCTTGAGCCGCTACGTAGGTTGGGCTATGATCTGTCTCAGGCACGTTTGCAGCAGACGGCGTATACACTGGGTATCAATGAAAGTGTATCGGCAATGACGCAGGCTGAGAAAGCCGAGCTACGTTATTACGCCATTATGACACAGGTAACGACTGCACAGGGTGATATGGCACGTTCGCTTGAAGCCCCGGCTAATCAGCTCAGAATATTGCAGGCGCAGTTCACTATGTGTGCGAGAGCAATAGGCGATATCTTTATCCCGATGCTCAACGCGATACTCCCCGTGGCGATTGCTATTTTGAGAGTTATAAGAGAAATAGCAAATGCTATAGCAAGTTTGTTCGGATTTAAGTTGACGGACATTGATTATTCCGGCCTTGATAATGCAGCAGGTGGCGCTGGCGCTCTTGAGGACAATCTCGAAGGTGCTGGCGACGCTGCAAAAAAGCTTAAACAGTACACTGCCGGTTTTGACGAGCTGAATGTATTCAAGCCGGAAGACAAATCATCTTCCGGCAGCGGTGCAGGCGGCGGTGGCGGTGGCTTTGAATTTGAATTGCCTGAGTATGATTTTCTCAGCGATGCGATTGAAATGAAAATCGATAAACTGAAAAGCATCATTGAGGAAGCCCTTGCGCAGTTATTCATTATTATATCAGGAGCTTCACTTGTAGTTGGTGCGCTTCTAACACTTAGTGGTGCAAATATACCTCTTGGCTTGGGGCTCATGGCGGCTGGCGCTGCTGGCTTAGTTGTTGCGGTTAAACTGAATTGGAATAGCATGACCGACGGAATTGCAAATACGTTAGCTTTAATTCTCGGTGTGGTTGGCGGCGCATTGCTTGCACTGGGAGCAATCTTGACATTTTCAGGGGCAAACATTCCTTTAGGTATTGCTCTTATGGCAATTGGTGCTGCTACGCTCGTAACTGCGGCAATTATCAATTGGAAAAAGAGCACGGATCATATTAGAGATGCCCTGACCACAATTAAAGGCATTATACTTGGCGCACTTATAGCGGTTGGCGCATTGTTAGCCTTATCGGGCGTAAATGTACCTTTAGGCATAGCACTCATAGCAGCTGGTGCAATAGGCATTGCAACAAACGCGCTCATGAATTGGGACAAGTTGCCTCAAAAAGTGAAGGATGTAATAGCAATTATAACCGCTGCTGTATCGTTAGCGTTTATAACTGTTGGCGCAATTTTGGCTTTTTCGGGCATTAACCTGCCTATAGGTCTTGCGCTTTTGGCAGCTGGTGCATTGACTATGGCTACAGCTGTTGTACCGAATTGGGATAAACTATCGGACAATATAAAAGGCGTTATTGCAGAGATAACAGCAGCAGTATCAATTGCGTTTATAGCATTCGGTGCGCTCTTGGCATTCTCGGGTACTAACATACCTATCGGCCTTGCGCTCTTGGCTACCGGTGCATTAATGATGGCAAGCTCGGTTGAACCTAAATGGAACGAGATACCTGAAGAGGTCAGGAAAACAATTACCAAAATCACACGCATAGTCGGAGGGGCTTTATTGGCGCTTGGCGTTATATTGCTGCTTACGGGCGTTGGCGCAGGGCTCGGAATAGGTCTTATTATGGCAGGGGCTGCGTCGTTGGCTACTTCTGTTGCGTTAGACTGGGATTTCTTAACCAAAAAGGTAGAAAAAACTCTTAAATCTGTAGAAGATACATTTAAGAAAAAGTGGGAAAATATCAAAACCGACACAAAAGAAAAGTGGGATGATATTAAAGCCTCGCTTTCCAATACTTGGGATAGCATAAAAACTACAGCAAGTAATACTTGGAATGGTATTAAAACCACTATTTCAATGGCGTGGGGCAACGTCAGTACTGATACCTCCACTAAATGGGGCAATATTAAGACTTCGCTTTCAAACACGTGGGATAACATCAAAACGCGAGCAAGCACTACGTGGGAAAATTTAAAAACTACTATTAGCGGCGCATGGAATAATGTAAGTACTGATACCACATCAAAATGGGATATTATTAAGACTTCGCTTTCCGGAGTGTGGGATACGATTAAATCTACTGCGAGCTCGGTTTTTGGCAGTGTTAATACTGCTATCACAAATGCATGGAATAACACAAAAACTAACACAAGTGCTGTATGGAATAATGTTAAGTCTTTTCTTTCTGGTGCTTGGAATGGAATTAAGTCTAATGCGACTTCAATATTCAATTCCATGAAAGAAATGATTTGCAGTATTTGGGACGCATTAAAAACTCATATTTCAAATGTTGTAGGCTCCATTATCGGCTTTGTGGACAAAATGAAAAGCATTGTTTCTGCCGGTGTGAGTGCAGTAAAAGGGGCGTTCGCCAGCGCTGTAGCCGCGGCACAGAGTGCTGTTAGTGCGATGGGAAACGCTTTGTCCAGTATTGGTAGTGCCATATCAAACGGCCTTTCAAATGCCGCATCTTCAATTGGCAGTGCGCTTGGATTTGCAGAGGGCGGTTTTCCGAACGAAGGGCAGTTGTTTATTGCTCGTGAGTCCGGCGCTGAGATGGTCGGCACAATGGGGCGCAGAACGGCGGTAGCCAACAACGACCAAATCGTAGAGGGCATATCAGCCGGTGTTACCAATGCAAACGACGGCGTTATCGCTGCTATATATTCGCTTATCAACGTGGTTGAGTCTAAGGATATGGATGTTTATATCGGCGATGACGCGATAGGCCATTCTTATGACCGATACAATCAGAGCAGAGGCCGCAGAGTCAATGTTGGTGCGTTTGCAAACGCTTATTAAGGAGGCGTGAGGATATGAACAGCTTTATAAAAATCAACGGCAAGGCATATCCCACGCCTCGACGGGGGTTGAATTTAATGGTCGCCACTATTGTTGACTCAGCCCGAAACGCAAATGCAGTCGTTGTCGGTCAGGTGGTAGGCCGCGAGCAGCAGAAGATAAACAACCTTGAATGGGGTTATCTTACCGCTGCTCAATGGTCGGCTATATTGAAGGAGTTTAGCCGATTTTATGTGACTGTGAGCTATCCCGATATGGTAAATAACCGCTGGACAACGCGAAAAATGTACCCCGGTGACCGTACAGCCGAGCCGCTTCATCTTGACCCGAAAACCGGCTTGCCGCTGGATTATATCAATTGTAAAGTCAATCTTATCGATTGCGGCGAGCCGTTCTAAGGAGGTGTAGACCGTGAAGCAGGTAAGCGATGCTTACAAGTTGAGCATGAGGTCTATGCTCAGAAACCGTTCGTATGTGAAAGTCGCGTTTTCAAACGTCGACGTAGCGGCAGCAACAGACGGCGAGTGGGAGAGCAACGGTGCACAGGGATATTCGGAATTTGACACGATAGATTACGAATATGACTATGAAGAAACCTATGCGACGTTGGAGTTGAACAGGTGGGGGCTTGACGGCTCTCAAATCATTCTGGTATCGAACACGGGCAATACGCGGCAAGACGGCTTTACATCTACGCTTATAAGTAATGCAAACGGCGAGTTTACCACAAGCGCAGTGCTGACAAGGGAGTTTACCGACCCTCACACGTTCGCCGGGCTTACGTTTATTTTTGATACGCGTACTAAAGAGTGGCCGCTTGAGATTACCGCAAAGTTTTATCTTAATAATGAAGTGGTCGAAAATAAAACAATAAGTGTAACTGACACCGAGGCAGCTTTTGAGGCTCGCATAGCCTCGTGTGACAAGATCGAACTCGTGTTTGGTAATATGCTTCCTTATCGCCGCCCACGTTTGGAGCGTATCATGTATGGCATTGAAAAGACGTTTACAAACAGCGATATCGTATCAACGAAGCAGTCGCACGATGTAGACCCCTTGAGTCGCAGACTGCCGAAAGAGACCATGCAGTTTGCGATACTGGATTACGAGCATAAATACGATCCTGACAATCCTACAGGCATGTACGCCTATGTCGACAAAAACTCACCGGTAACCATAAGCTTCGGCTACGAGCTGCCGGACGGAAATGTCGAGTGGACTAAGGGCGACAAGTACGTTTTGAACAGCAAGCCCAAAGCCTCGAAAAATCAGGCTACGTTTACCGGCACAGGGCTTATCGGCAGCTTAACGGGCAGCTTTTATAAGAGCAAGTTAGGCGAAAAGACCTTTTACGACATGGCAGAGGAAGTGTTGCTGGATGCAGACCTGACGCTTACCGAGCGCGGGACGCATCCCTGGGTGATAGACCCCGCACTGAAGCAGATGAAAACCACTGCCGCGCTTCCTATCGACACGCACATGAATTGTTTGCAGCTTATAGCCCACGCTTGCCGCTGCCGCCTGTTCACCGATGACGATAATATCATACACATTAAGCCGTTCGGCGTTACGATTATCGGCATATACAACGGTACATGGTCGGATAACGGCCATATGTGGTTCAGCGAGTGGAACAGCGTTGATAAAGGCAACAAGACGGATAACACCTATATCACGCTTGAGCTCAATCGTTGGGCGCTTGACGGCGGGGAAGAACAGGTGCTTATCGAAAGTGAGGACGCGTCGGGGCGCGGCTATGTAAGTCAGAGCATGTCGGACGGCAGCGGAGATTACGACACAGCGCCGGTGTTTACTAAGGAGTTCGATGTATCGCATGATCTACCGGTGCTCACGCTGTGCTTTGATACGCCGATAGATGAATATCCCTCGTCGGTGCAGGTCAAGTATTACAGCGGCGATACGCTGCTTGATACCAAAGTCGTAAGCGGTATAACGTCTGCCGAGACGGTCATCACGAGCTCGCTTGCGTCTGACTGCACAAAGTTCGAGGTCACTGTTCTCGGCGGTTTACCTTATCGCCGAGCGCGAGTGAGCAAGGTCTATTACCGCGAAACGGATTATACGTTGGACTTCACTACGATATCCGAAGACAGTCAAACGCTGTCAAAAATCGATCAGCTCAAGACCGTTACCGTCGCAAAATACGCTTACACGGCCAACGGCGACAGTAGTGTGCTATTTGAAGGAACGACCGCCGAGACCAACCTACATATTGAGTTCTCAGGTCTTGCAGCGGATGTACAAATCACGGTTACCGGCGGTACGCTTGTATCTTCCGATATATATGCGAGAGCTGCCGATTTGGTGTTATCCTCCGGCACTAAAACCGTGACCATAACAGGTAAAACTTTGTCTGAAAACTCGGTGGTCGTTTCTTACCCCGTGAATTTGGACGGAGAAACCGACAAGGAGACAAACCCTCTCATAACCAACGACGATATGTGCGTCGCGCTTGCCGAGCACGTCAAAAAGTATCTTACAATGCGCAACACTTACGATGCGACGTATCGCGGCAATCCCGAGCTCGAAGTCGGCGACATTATAGGCTTGCAGACCATGTACACCGACGAGATGGACGCGCTCGTGCTGGTTGATGAGATAACATTCAACGGCTCTCTGAGCGGAAAGGTAAAGGTGAAAGCTTTGATATGAGTGTGATCGACAACCTTATATATGACCGCACACAAGCCGATGTAGACCGCGTTTACGAGCTAAAGGGAAAGATACTCGCCGGAGGGCTCAGCGCCCTGACAGACGCGGAGAAAACGGAATATATGGCCGGTATGAAAGGCGCGTATAACTACACCGACTTAAACCGCGTCGGACAGGCCGTTTCGTATATCGCGCAGCAAATGAAGACGCTGCCGCAGAGAGTGGCGGCATACAGCGCGGCGAGAGGCGGCGGCAATGACGTTACCGTTGTTCTGCCGTATGACCCCGAAAGCATCACGGTCAGTCCCAAGACCGATTGGGCGGTCACGGACATACCGATGCAGGCGGCAATGGAAACATACCTTGCTAACCTTACCAAGCTGCGAGAACAGCTTACATTGCCAGCCGATGCGCCGACAGTACCGACGAGCATGCGCAATCTCACTTTTTCGACCGCGAATGACATTGAATATCTGCTCTATCTCATAAACGCGGCGCTCGTCGAACTGGAACAGTCATTGTATAACGAGATAGACAAAACAGTTGCCGCATTTGAATACGTTAATCTGTATTATTGCGGAGAATAGGAGGAGAGCATTTGAAAAACACCGTAATCAAAGGCAATGGCACGTCGAGGAAGCTCAAAGCGCCCTCATCGCTGCCTGAGAGCTTTCCAGAATGGCGAACACAGCTGCTTGCCGGAAATGCAACGCTGGACATTGCGTTAAACCCCGATGGCTGCGACACTGTCGGAACGCCGCTGTCAAAATCCAATCTGCTGACCGATGAGACGAAAAAGGCTTTGGGGCTTACGAGTGATGATCCGACGATCAATGAAGCGCTCAAGCTTCTCGGAGACGCTCAGCCCATCATCGGCACCGCGCCGCCGACGACATCGACCGTCGGTGTTGTCGGCCAGGAGTACATCGACACGGCGGCAAAGCTTGTTTATCACTGCACAGCGGCGGCGGCTACGGGGTATACGTGGATATCAGCCGACAAAAACCTGCAAGACACAAAGCAGGACAAAGCCACAGCTATCACCACATCGAACATAGCAAGTCAAACCGTTAACAGGGCGAAGTATGCAACCGACGGTGTAGCGGTCGGAACGCCTGTACTGCGCAATCAGTATTTTTCAAGTACGGAATCGACGCCGACCGTAAACGGGCAAATATGCTGGGTGTACGGCTAAGGGGGCGCGGATATGGCACACAAAACTTTAATCAATGGTACTTCCTATGATATCAAAAGCGGTAGAACCTTAATCGGCGGTACCGGTTATGACATCAAGAAAGGCCGAACGCTTATAGGCGGCACGGGGTATGATATAAGCTTTGGAACGCCTGTTGGAGAGCTTGCAGTTGGGTCGAGTGTGTATATGAATGTCGGAGGTGTACGAAAGGAATTTATAATCGTGCATCAGGGTAATCCAAACCCGGCAATTTATGACGCAAGCTGTAATGGAACATGGTTAATGATAAAAGATATTTATGATACCAGCGAATCGGGATTTACTACTACGACATCATTTGATCAACAATACTCAACGTCAAAAGCATTCCAACATCTCAATGAAACAGTGCTACAGGCTTTTGAACCGTCGATTCAAAAAGACATCCGACAAGTCAATATACCTGTTTACACTTCAAACGTGTCGAATTTAACTGCAAAGATTTTCCACTTGAGCTGTAAAGAAATCGGATATTCAGGCTATTCACCGTTAGAGGGCGCTAAACTTGATTATTTTGAAAATACGAACTACGGTGAAGATGCATCCGCAACACGCATTGCATATTATGAGGGCTCTGCCTCTGCATGGGAATTGCGTTCCATGTATTGGACGGATAATACCCGCAAACCGTTTATAGTGAAAACTGATGGAACGATCTATAAACTGGCTCATGTGCTACAATGGAAAAATCGCTTTGCGCTTATTATGGCTGTTACGCAGCTAGTAGACAGTGATTTCAACATCATCCCATCATGAAAGGAGACACAATGACCTACATCAAAGTAAACAACACACTATACCCAGCAACAATAAACGGCAGGATAGCCGACTACGAGTGGGACAGGCGCGATACGAAGTCTATCACCCTGACTATGACTTACGCCGAAGTGCTTGCGCTGCTGCCGGACAATACAGCGTGGAGCATCGTGCAGAAAGACACGGTGCAGAAGATAGGCGAGGACGGTCAGCCGATGGTTGACGGCAGCGGCAATCCCGTAACGGAAGAAGTCACCAACGAATACGATAACAGCGAATACAGTATGAGCGGTGTTATCCGCGATAACCGCGACGGCACGGTTACCATCAAAATGGGCAAGCCGACGGAGATAGAGATCGTGACGATAAACGCCATATCAGCAAGCGACCTTGAGGCGGCATATAGGGAAGGAGTAAACAGCATATGACGAAAACAGAGGCCATGACTAAAATGAAGGAAAAGGGCGCGGATGATGCGCTCAATCTGCGCGGACGCGCAAGCACGATGGACGGCACGGCGATAATCTCGGAGGAAAGCAAAGTGCCCGATTTCGACGCGCAGAAGGATTACAGCGCATGCCCTGTCGGTACGCCGGTTGCGGACGAGGAGCAGGTGTGGACGCTGATAACGCCGTACAACGCCGCGAATTATCAGGGCAGGCCGTCAACGCTTCGCGCTCTGTGGGGGCTATGTCACACGAAAGACCCTGCAAAGGCTAAAGCATGGGTAACCCCTCTCGGAACGAGCGGCATGTACATGACTGGCGAATGCTACAAGGACGCTTCCGGCAAGGTACACAGATGCTTGCAGGATAACGTCGTGCACGATGCAGCTGCTCTGCCGAGCGCGTGGGAGGATGCGTAGCTTGTGACCGGCATTAATGCCGTTTGCAATACTGCCCCCTGCCGTTCGGGGGCTTATAAATAGGCGGCTTGAAAAAAGAAAACTGCGGCGGCTCAGTTTAGATAGACAGCACAAGCCCCAAAAAAGAATAGCTATCCTTGAAGATTTACAACCGCCACAAATTGAAGAACATCTCGTAGGGCGCGAGATGGGTAAAATAAAAAATGCCCACCGAGATGATAAAGGACGGTGATTTTTCAACCATGAACATTACCCCGAAGCAGGTGCTCACACTTGCGGCAAAGTACATAGGCTATAAGGAAAAGGCATCGGACAAGGACTTATACAGCTTTGAAGGCAATGCCGGGCGAGGCAACTTCACGATGTTTCAGGCCGAGCTTGACAAGGTGAAGTTCTGGAACACGCCAAAGAACGGCTATGAATGGTGCACAAGCTTTGTAGCGTGGTGCTTCTGGCGCATTGCCGGGAGCGAGGCAAAGGATATTCTGTGCCTTACCGGGCCATACGGCGCAAGCTGCGTGAGCTGGGCGAAGTATTACGCGGCACAGGCGAGGCTTTTCACCAAGCCGCAGGTCGGCGATCAGTATTTTCAGCGCGACAGCCGCGATGGGCTGCCCTGCCACACGGGCATTGTGGAGAGTGTAAACGGCAACACGTTCGTTACCATAGAGGGCAACGCCGGCAACGCCGTGCAGCGCGTTACCCGGTATCTCGGCAGCACGGTCTACGGCTTCGGCAGGCCGAAATATACAGCAGAAAGCGAGGATGAAGAAATGGTCAGATGGAACAAAATCGAGGATGTGCCGGAGGGCTTTTACCGCGATACCGTAAAGCAGCTTATGCACGACGGCATAATCAAGGGCAAGGGCAACGGCGTTATCGACCTGACGGAGGATATGCTCAGGGTGACGATATACAACAAAAGAATGATTGAAACGATGTTGGAGAAATAAAGTATGGCAGAGAGCATAATTGTCGCTATCATAACGGGTGTTTTAACACTCGTCGGCGTACTTATCAGCAACAGTGAATCACAGGCGGTAATGGAAACAAAGGTGATCGAGCTGACACGAGAGGTCAGGGAGCACAACAAGTTTGCAAAGCGTATGCCTGTGGTAGAGGAACAGATTAAGGTAATCAACCATCGCATAAGCGATCTTGAAAACGACATGAAAAATCATCATTAACAGGAGGCACATTTATGAAAATCAACTGGACTGTAAGACTTAAAAACAAAACCTTTTGGCTCGCGCTCATCCCGGCGCTGCTGCTGCTTATTCAGGTAGTGGCGGCTGTGTTCGGCATCGATCTGAAGCTTGACGCACTGGGCGACAAGCTGCTGGCCGTTGTAAACGCGCTGTTCGCGGTGCTTACCATTCTCGGCGTAGTCACAGACCCGACGACCGCCGGAGTCAGCGACAGCAAGCAGGCTATGGAGTACGATAAGCCGAAGTGTGATAAGTAATCCCTTGTAAACCATAAACGGAGGCTGTTTGATGACTGCAACCATCAAAGAATTTTGCCGGATAAACGGCATTGACGAAGCATCGGCAAACCTTGCCGATATCATCTATGAAGCTTTGATAGGCGGTGACAATGGAAGCCTTGAAAGAAATAGCGCAGCCGAAGCGAAAATGCAAGCTGCAATTTCCAACGGCATTGCGCGAACGGCTGATAGCTGAATGCGGCTTTACGCTTGAAGAAAAGACGATACTTAATCTACGCGCCGACGGATTATCCATCATCGAAATAGCCGACCGGCGGCATTGCAGTGTTGAAACGATCAACCGGCGTATACGCAGCATCAAAAACAAAATAGCGGACATAGCTAAAGGGTAGCGCATTATGCGTTACCCTCTTTTTTTTATGACACATTATCGCCCTGTAACTGACACGTTACGGGGCTTTTTTTATGCGATGATTTAGGCAGAAAAAATAAAGGGGGTTAACCCATGAACGGAATGTATGGTTACGGAAACGGCTATGGATATGCACCGCCCTACACGCCACAGATGGGCACAGGAGCGCAGATGCCGCAAAGATGCCAAGTTATCAAAGTGAACGGCAGAAACGGCGCTGACGCGTTCAGGATGGCCGCTGACAGCTCGGTGCTTCTGCTGGATGAAAACGATCCTATAGTGTGGCTGAAAACAACTGACGGCGCAGGCTATCCGACGATAACGCCGTATTCCATCGCGCCTTATCAGCCAGCGCCCGAAGTAAACGTAAATGATCTTGAAATCAGAATAAAGCGACTGGAGGACATATTAAATGGCAAATCCGATGATGCAGATGTTAGGGCAAAGCGTGGGAAAGCGAATGCCGAATAACCCTATTGCAATGATAGCTGAATTTCGCAAATTCGCGCAGGGCATGACACCCGAAAAAGCAGGCGCGGAAATCGAAAAGCTTCTTACATCGGGGCGAATGACGAAAGAACAATTTGAAGAATTAAAAGAACAAGCAAAATTCTTCATGCAGTTTCTGAAATAGGCCGGGTCGACACGGTTTATTATAAAAAATCTACGAAAGGAGAAAAACGATGGATAATTACAGTTTATCCGATCTTGCATCCGTTGTAGGCAACAAAGATAACGACGGTTTCGGCTTTGGCAGTGGCGGTTTGCTGCTTGTGGTTGTACTGTTCCTGTTCTTTATGATGTTCGGCGGCTTTAACCGCGCCGGTGATTATGGTCAGTATGCAACCGCTGCATCACAGCAGGAGATCCTTTTCGGCCAGCAGTTTGGCCTGCTTAATGATCGCCTTACCAGTATCGGCAACGGCATTTGCAATCTTGGCTACGATGTGCAGGGCAACATAGGCCAGCTCGGTAAAGAGATGGCGCTTGCTCAGAATGGCACGAACATGACCATTATGCAGACCGGCAACAGCATCCAGGCACAGCTTGCCGATTGCTGCTGCAAGACACAGCGCGCCATCGACGGCGTTAACGCAAATCTTGAAGCAAAGTTTGCGGCGCTGGAAAAGTCGCAGCTTGAACAGCGTATTGCCGAACAGTCGGCGCGTATTGCCAGTCTTGAAATGGATAACCGTATGTATGGCGTAGTTCGCTATCCTAACGGCTATACCTACAACGCCGGTATGTCCCCGTTTTGCGGCGGCGGTTGCTGCGCATAACCCTAAATGATTATCCGCTTTAACAGCGTTAGCCCGGATAGTAAACGCTGTCCGGGCTTTAATATTAAATCAAACTATGAAAGGAATTATAATTATGGCTTGCAATTCTAAACTGAAAAACGCACACTATAAAAGCGCACAGAACGCATTCAACAACACCGCGCAGACCTTTGTTGCTGCCGGTACGCCCGTTAACGTGCTGGGCATCCTGAACACCGATACCGGCTGTTCGATAGATACCGTCACAAGCGGCTTTGTAGTCGCGTCCAGCGGCCTTTATCGCATCAGCTATGATGTTGTATTCACGGCTGACGCAGCCGGTACAGCCGAGCTTAAAGCCTTTAAAGATACCGTCGCGCTGCCTTGCGCTGATGCACAGGTAACGACCGTAGCAAACAACATTTACACACTGCACATCGAAACCACAATTTATATCCCCGCATGCTGCAATAGCGCTCCCACTATCAGCGCGGCCATAAGCGGCATAGCAGGTACAATCAACCACGTTTGCGCAAGCATGGTGAAACTGGCATGAAAGATAAAATTAAAGCTTACAAAGAAAAGCTTGAAAATGCCATATCTGAATACATGGCCTCACCGTCCACAGAACGGACGTATCAGGCAGTGCACGGCATGGTAGATTGCTGGGAAGCGATAGACAGCATGGAACAGTGTCTATGTCGCTCAGGTAAATTCACTCGTGACGACGCGGAGGCATGGAACTCTAAAATGCTGAACGACGACGGCACGACTGGCGGACACTGGACGATTGCGCAGACAACGGCAGTCGCGCAGTCTATCGGCGTAAAATTCGATCATATATCCGATTATTGCTGGAACGTAGCAATGAACATGATGTATTCGGATTACTGCACCGTCGCCAACAAATACAACGTAGGCACACCCGAATTTTACGCTTGCATGGCAAAGGCGTTTTTGTTCGATAAGGACGCGAAAAGCCCCAATGCAAAGATGGCAGCGTATTACTTCGGGATTGTGGACGTGGAATAA